GGCTGCCCGGCGTGATGATGAACAAGACGGCGCGGGTGGGCGGGATTTCGATCAAGTGCCTCCTGGTGCCGGTGGCGCTGGTGCTCGGCGAGCAAAACACCACCCCGGCGGAGACGGAAGAGGAAGAGGCGAGCGAGGCTTAAGTGGCCTCGCGCGATCCCTGAAACGGCGGCAGGCGGAACCCAAACCCGGCCCGAACTGTGTTGACAGCCCGCTCCGGGCCGCATTCTTTTGGGCCCCGTGAGCAGGGTATGGCCCCAATCCTTGGTTATGGATAAGGCGTCTCGTCACCATTCGATTGCAATTTGCAGGCACGTTGCGCACCGTTTTAACGGCTGATTGTCAACACAAACGTTGCATTATTGCGCATTTTTCACCCTCGCCCGCACCCTGAAATCGGTCAAAATGATCTCCGGGAGCCGTTTGTAACCAGGTGAAACATCGGGTGGAGTTGCTTAACACATTGATAAATATAGAGAATATCCATGTAACCAATGTGACCTGCGCTGGTCACTCCTAACACCTTGATAAGGTTCACGAATGAGGCATGTGACCGAAGTGACCGGGTTTGGGGAGGCCTCGACGCACAGGTGCGGGCGCGCGGGCGCACGCGTGTAGGGGTATACCCGGTTACATGGTCACTCGGTCACATCATCATTCATATTCATAATAGATTATATATATCAATAACTTAAGAGATTGATTGATGTGACCGAAAAGTGACCGGGCATACACATGCTCAATCGGGCTCTTCGACGGCACGGACTTGGGGAAGCCATGCATCAGCCGCTTGACAAATCGGCTTGCGCTGGAGTGCAACAGGCGCGGTGAATAAAAAACGGGCCGGATAGATGGACCCGAGCGGCGCTGCTCAACTCGACATGATCGCACCCCCGGAAAAACCCGAGGGGGAGAGACAGGGGACCGCGATTTTGGCGGCGCCCGGCGACGACACCAAGCGCGGCGGCCGCCCGCCCGGCGCGCAGAACAAGTTCAACCGCGATCTCACCCGGCTGCTGGTCCACACCTACGGCATCCACCCGCTGATGAAACTGGCCGGCTACGTGTTTGGCGATCTCGAGGGCATCATGGCCGACTTCGCGGCGCCGACGCGCGAGAAGGCCGGGCTGATCAAGGAACGCCTGCTGCTGCGCCTGGTCGACGCCACCACGCCCAAGCAGGCGGCGCTGTCGATCGACGTCACCAAGCAGGAAACGCTGACCGTGATGCTGGAGAAGGACCTGTTCCAGCGGGTCGCTGGGCCGCAGACCACCGACGGAATGATCTTCGATGTCGAGCCCAATGAAAACAAGGACTTAGTGGCGTGATGCGGGCAATCTCTACCGCCTTCCCCTCTACCGGTTTCGGCTTTCCCCTTGGAATGATTGGACAATCCTCGAATTGGTACATGATGGGAAATCAAGGACCAAAGCGACCCCCCGCGCAAGCCCGCCCGGCGAAGACCCCCCGGGGGGGGGGCCGCGCGCGCCCCCTATCCGGGTCCTCCAGACAGCTTCACGATTTTGGGTTCACTCCCATGGTTGTGTGGCGAAATCGAAATCGGTCTCGCCACCCCAGGGTGAGGGTTCGGGGCGCATGAGCAATCCGCAGCTCCTCAGGGCCTTCGGTATTCCGACGCGCGACCGGGTGTTGCGGTCGTTCTTTCAGGACACGTCGATGCTGAGCTGCATCATGGGTCCGGTCGGCGGCGCCAAGACCTCGACCTCGCTGTTGAAGTTCCTGCCGGTGGCGATGAACCAAGCCCCGCATCCCGATGGGGTGAGGCGGACCCGCCACATCTCGGTGCGCTCCACCTACCGCGATCTGGAGCGCACCACGCTCCGCACCTGGAAAAACTGGTTCAGCCAAAGCCGCAACTGGCGCGGCGGCGCCAATGGCGAGCCCGCCGAGGACACCCACGTCTGGGGTATGCCTGATGGAACGACGTGCGAGATGCACGTGCTGTTCCCCGCGGTGGGCGAAACCGATATCGAAAAATTCGCCGGCGGCTTTGAGATCACCTCGTTCCACATCGCGGAGGCCGACAAAGAGCCGGAAGAACTTTACATGAAACTGCTCGAGCGCATCGGGCGCTATCCGGCGGTCGATAAGGCGATCGGCTTCGCGGGTGCATCGTGGAAGGGCGGCTGGCTCGATTGCAACGCGCCCAACTTCGGCAATCACATCGAGCGCAATTTCGTCACCAAGCCGATTGACGGGTTTGCGTTCTACCGCCAGCCGGGCGGCCTCGATCCCGATGCGGAAAACCTGTACAACCTGCCGGGCGGCCGGAAATACTACATCGACATCGCCAAGCGCTCGCCGGAACACACCAAGCGCCGGATGATCGACAATTTGTTCGGCTATGACCGTTCGGGCAAGCCGGTCTATCAAAAATACAATCCCTTCGTTCACCGCGCCAACCTGACGCTCGAACCGCTCAAGGGCCGCCGCCTGGTCTGCGGCCTCGACCAAGGCTGGAACGCGGCGGCGTCGTGGTGGCAGCGCGATATCGCCGGCGGGCTTCGCGGGTTGCGGGAACTGCCGGTGTTCAACACGCCGCCGCGCGAATTCGGGCGCGCCCTCAAGCAACAGTGGCTGGAAGAGTTCCCGGAGTTCGACCCGATCTTCGTGGCCGATCCCGCCGCCTTCAACCGCACCGACATTTCGCGCGACGATGACGACGTGTGGGCGTTGATCGTGCAGTCGGAACTGGGCGTGCCGATCGTGCCGGGCCTGACCAGCAAGCGCGCCGCACTCGAAGCGCCGTTGCACGCGGCGATGCAGCAGAACACGCTCACGATCGATCCGTCGATGGAGATGCTGCATGACGGCCTCAACCAGAATTTCCGCTACAAGAAGCTGACGCGCTCGGGCGAGCGCGAACGCTACGCCGACACCATCGACAAGACCGACGAGTCGCACGCCTGCGAGGCGGCGGAATTCGCGGTGTCGTATCTGACCGGCATGCCGGAAATCCTGCACGGCCGCCGCACCCTGCACATGCCGCCGCCCGCCGCCGATCTCGCCGCCGAAAACTGGCGCCCGATGGGGTTCGGCTGATGCAGTACCGCGCGCTCGCCTACCGCCCCGCCACGCCCGACGATGTCGAATACGTGGTGCTGCGCATGCGCCGCGAAGACGCGGAGGAGATTTTCTCGGCGCGTTTCAGCAAGGACCGCTTCGGCCTCGCCGCCGAAATCGTTCAGGCCACGGAGCAATTCGCGCCGCTGTGGGCGGTGGCGCACCGCGACCATCCGCGCCCCGTGGCACTGATTGGAATTCTGCTTACGTCTCCGGGCGTCGGCCAGGCCAATCTGATCGCCACGCCGGAGTGGCCGAAAATCGCCACCGACGTGACGCGGCTGATCCGCGACCGGCTCATTCCGCGCTGCCTCGAGGCGGGGCTAACCCGCGTCGAACTGCGGGCGCTGTCGAGCTGGACCGCCAACTGCCGCTGGATCGAACGGCTGGGCGCCAAGCTCGAATGCCTGTGCCAGGGCTTCGCGCCCGCGCCCTACGCGCAATATGCCTGGACCAAATAGGAGGCTGCCCATGTGTTTTTTCAAACCGCCGCCGCTCCCCAAGCCTCTCGCCATCGCCGATCCGAGTGCCGGCATTCAGCAGGCCGAAGCCGAGAAGGCGCGCCGCCGCACCCAATACGGCTTCGCCTCCGCCATCCAGGGCGGCGACGGGCGCGCGGGATCTCTGGGCGGCAAACTGTTGCTGGGGCAATGAGATGGCGACGCTGACCGCCGACATCGCCTGCGAACGCTTCCACGAATTGCGTTCGGCGAAAGCCCCGTGGGAGCAGAAGATGCGCGAGGTGGCGGAACACATCCGTCCGCTGCGGCTCGAAATGAACGCGGTCTACAAACCCGAGACCATGCCGCCGCAGCAAAACCCCTACATCACCTCCTCGACCGCGCACTACGCGCTCGATACCTATGTCGGCAATCTCTACACCTACCTGTCGAACGAGGCCAACGAGTGGTTCTCGCTCGAAACCTACGACGCCGATCTCAACCGCTGGGGCCGGGTCAAGGCGTGGCTCGCCGCCGTCTCGCGCATTGTGCTCAACAGTTACGGCCCGGCCATGTGCGGGTTCTATTCGCAGGTGCCGGAACTTTACGCCGACATGGCGGGGCTGGGCACCAGCGGCTTCAACAGCGAGTGGATGCCGAACCGGCAAGAGATTTTCGATATCTGCTACTCGCCCTTCGACCTCTATTATGACCTCGACAATTACTACCGGGTGGACACGGTCTATCGCCCGTTCTGGTGGTCGAAGCGGCAGATCCTCAGGCAGTGGCCGAAGGCCGCCGACGATGCCGGAAAAATGACGCGCCTGAAAAACGCCAAGGACGGCGAGAAGTTCATGGTGCTGCATTGCCTCACCGCCAACGACGAATACACCGACGGGCAAATCGGACCGAATGGGTTCCCCTACTCCGACCTCTACTTCATGCTCGACGAAAAACACGAGCTGCAAAGGGGCGGCAGGCGTTATTTTTTCCAGACGCCGCGGCTCGCCGGCAACGGGCCCTATGGCTACGGCCTGGGGCAGCGGGCGTTGCCCGATATCCGCACCTTGAATGCCATGGACCGCTCGATGCTGGAAAACGCGGAGATGATCAACCATCCGCCGCCGTTGATGCCGGACCGCAACGCCCTGCAACTGACGCGCCCGCAACCGCGAAAGCCCATCTATGGCGGCATGAGCATGGGCGGGCGGCCCATGGTGCAGTATCTCGAAACCTCGGGGCGGATTTCGACGACGCACGAGATGATGCAGGCGCGCGACGAAATGGTCCGCGAGGGGTTCTTCTCCTCGCTCCTGCAGCTCGCCAGCCGCACCGGCCTCGCGGCGGTCGAATTCCTGTCGCGCGACGAAGAGAAGATGCGCCGCCTGGGCCCGTTGCTGGTGCGCCAGCAACGCGAGTTCCTGTCGCCCTCGGTGTCGCAGCGCTTCTTGATGCTGTGGGAGGCGGGCCAGTTGCCGCCGCCGCCGCCGGAGTTGGCGGGGCGCGATCTCAAGATCAAATACGTCTCCCCCATGGCGCATGCGCAGAAGTCCGCCACCGCCGCCGCGTCCGTCCGCCTGGTCGATAGCACCATCGCGCTCGCGCAGATCAAGCCGGGGGCGGTCGACTTCATCGACGAGGAAGACGTGATCCGCTCCTACCAGGAAGGCTTCGGCGCGCCCGCCACCAATGTGCGCGGCGCCGACGACGTGGCGGCGATGCGGGCGCAGCGCCAGCAAGCCGAGCAGATGCAGCAGGCCCTCGCCATGGGCCAGCAGGGCGCCGACATCGCCAACAAGCTTGGCATCCAGGCGGTGCCGCGCGACGGCGGCAAGAAGGCGGCATGAGCATTCCGCCGCCGGTCCATCCGCTGGCCGAGGACACCGCGCAGTTCCTGGTCGAGTGTTTCGGCACGGAAGCGGCGCGCATCCTGACCGCGATGCAGGTGGCGTTCGGCAACAAGGATTTCGTGCGCGGCCTCGAGGCTTATTGCTTCGTGCACGATACGACGTGGCATGAGGATGCGCAGGTGATGTGCCTGCGCGAAGGCCAGCGCAAGGTGGCCCTCATGCTTCAGTCGGTGGCCTCGATCCACGTCAATGACGTCACTCAAACAACACAAGGCGAAACACCATGAACGATCCAGCAGCACCTCCCGCCCTGACGGCGGATACCCCCTTCGACGCCAGCCTCGTTCCCGAGGACGGCCGCGCCGCGTTCGGCGCGGTCAAGACGGTGGGCGATCTGGTCAAGTTCGGGCTCGAGGCGCATGGCCGCGCTTCGGCCACGCCGCAGCTTGGCCTCGACACCGCCTTCGATCCCAACATGTTCGGGGCCGACAGCGCCAAGGTCATGGCGGCCAAGAAGATCACCACCCTGCAAGGCCTGCACGATTGGGCGATGAACGGCGAAAAACTGCACGGCCAGGCCGACAAGTTCATGCCCAAGCCGGAGCCCGGCAAGCTCACCGAATTCTTCAAGGCCAACAAGGCGGCGTTTGGCGGGCTCGAAAAACCCGAGGATTATGCCTGGAACAAGCCGGAGCTGCCGGAAGGCATCAGCTTCGACGAAACGGCGGAGAAGTCGTTCCGGCAGTTCGCCTTCGACCGTTCGCTGCCGCGCGAGATGGCGCAGGATATGTTCGACTTCGGCGTCAAGATGATGACCGGGCAAGCCCAGATTCAGATGCAAAAGACCATGGAGGAACGCAAGCAGTTGCAAGCGTCTCTCGCCAAGGAATGGGGCGGCGATGCGCCCAAGCATGTCGAAATGGCGCAATATGCGGCGCGGCAATTGGGCATCGACGCGGCGCTGGCCGACCAACTCAATAGCGAGATGAGCGCGCCCGCCATGCTCAAACTCTTCGCGCAACTGGGCGCCAAGATGGAAGGCGCCGCCACCATCACCGGCGACGGCAAGACCCTGGCCTCGACGGCGGATCAAGCCCGCGCCGATCTGTCCCGGCGCGAGGCCAACCCGGACATGACCAAGGCCTTCAACGACAAAAACCACCCCGGCCACGCCAGCGAACTGGCCGAACGCGAGAAGCTCAACCGGTTGATCTATGGGGGCGCGTGATGGACGCCCCACTTGGAATGTTGTCTGACGTCGCAAATGCAAAGGCGTTTTTGGAGGCCAGGGGATACTTGGTCGTCAAAGCTGCCGGTGTCATGACATTCGAGAAATCGATTGTGATCGAAGCATCTGACCTGCGCCTCCGCGCCGCAGTGGACAACAAAAACAAATTGGCCATCGAACTCTTTGCGGAGGCTGTCAATTCCAATGCAGTGACCATCACGCAAGCGGAGGACTCGCAAAATCGCGGAGTTCGCATCACGGCGCGGGCGCACTTCCTCACCGGAGTAGTCGATATAGGAGGCACTTGACAAATCGGCTTGCGCCGGAGTCGTGTGGCCCCGGTTGAGTTTGGTATCCCCCGATCCCCGCGCCGCCGCCACAGCGGCGCGGGGCCCCTCTTCCACCCGGACACCCTGGCGGGGGCCAGGCCCGGTGACCGGCGGCAAAGACCGCCAGGGCAGCCACCCTTCAACGGCTAGATCGGGCCCGTGCGCTTAGACGCCAGTTGCGGACACCCCCGTCACAGAACCCCTCGTTTCCTAGGCCTCTGTGAAGGAATTGTCCCATGCCCGGCATCGCCGAGATCGAAATCCCCAAGCACTACGTTCCGATGTTCAAGGCGAACATCGACTTCAAACCGCAGCAATCCGAAAGCCTGTTCCGCGACCACGTGACGACCGACACCGCCACCGGCGAAGCGGTCAACCCGGTGCAGATTTTCGGCAAGGCCAAAACCCGCATCAAGACCGACCGCTATGGCGACACGCCGCTGGACGAAATCGACCGTTACCGCCCCTGGGTGTTTCCGCTCGAAATCGAAGGCGGCGATTTGATCGACAAGGCCGACGTGCTGAAGCAGGTGATCGACCCCACCTCGCCCCTGGTCATGGCGTTCCGCATGGCGCTGGGCGAGGACCTCGACACCAAGGTCATCATCCCGGCGTTTTTCGGCCCGCGTTTCGAAGGCAAGGACGTGGCCACCGCCGTCACCAATGGGCCCATCGCCTTCGTCGACGCCACCTACAAAATCGCCTCCACCGTGGGCTCGGCCGGCGGCGCCACGCCGGTGGGCATGAACCTCTCGAAGATCAAGGCCGGGATCAAGAAGTTCAAGCAGCTGAAAGCGATCCGCGGCAATGTGCGGAAAGAGACGATCAAACTCGGCATCAACGCCCAGCAATGGGACGAGCTGTTCGAGGACGTGAAGCTCACCAGCAGCGACTACATCAACGGCGTGCCGCTGGAGCGCGGCAATCTGCCTTTGATCCTCGGCGTCGATTTCGTCGAGAGCGAAGAGCTGCCGCGCGATCCCGCCAACGGCAACCGCTGGTGCCCGATGTGGCTGCCGTCTGGCATCAACTGCACCCACTGGCAGGAAGACACCGTGGCCATCGGCCCCGATCCGGGCAAGCGTTTCAACATCCGCGTCTACGTCAAGAAGATGGCGGGTGCCGCACGGATCATGGACGAGAAAGTGCTCAAGATCGATTGCGTCGATCCGAGCTGAGGTTCCCAGCGTAAGCGCCGGGGCCGCACAAGCCCCGGCGTCCATCCGTACATCGTCAATCCCCACAACGGAGACATTCCATGGCCGATTTTTATGGTTCGAACTACCCCAATCCCAACTCGCCGACGCAGGTCATCGGCGACCACAAGGGGGCGCGGCTGCGCTGCACCGCCTCGCTCCTCACCCTGGCGGCGGCCGCCGCCGCCAACGACCGCGTGTTCGTGGCCCGCGTGCCGTCCTCGGCCCGCATGGTCAATATCGGCGACGTCAATTACGCCGCGTTCGGCGCGGGCTGCACCGCGAGCCTCGGCTTTTTTCACGCCAAGATGACGGCGGGCGAGGCTACCGCCGCCAAAACCGTGCTGTGGAACGCCCAGGCCGTGGCGGCGGCGGGCGTGCGCCAGACGATGTTTGGCGTGGCCTTGGCCAACCTCAACAAACGCGCCTGGCAATTGGCGGGGCTTACCGCCGATCCGGGCGGCGAACTCGACATCGTGTGGACCTTCGCCACCGCTTCCACCGGGGCGGCGCAGGCCTTCGTCGAAACCACCTTCGTCACCGACTGACGCCAGAGCTCCGGCGCGCGGGTCATTGCTCATTGCCCGCAACCGCTTGTTCGCCTCAAGCGCCCGCGCGCCGGGACCAAAACACTGAGAGGCCTTGATGGGCGTGCCGAAACAAACGGGAGAAGTGGCCAGCGCCAACCGCGCGCTGAGCCATATCGGCATCCGCTCGGCCCTGCCCGATCTCAACCAGCAGAATTCGAAAGCCGCGCGGGTGCTGCGCAACCACTTCGGCCATGTGCGCGACCGCATCCTGCGCACCTACGATCTGGGCTTCGCCAAGGCGGATGAGCAACTGACGCCTGTCAACCCGTCCGGGCTGACCGGGATTTTCACCAAGGCGTGGAACTGGCCCGAAACCGCGCTCCGCATCGTGTCGGTGCGGCCCTTCACCAAGCGCCAGTGGCGCACCCAGGAGAACCGCCGCATCCTCACCTGCGCCACCCCGGCGGCGCCGGTGGCGATTTTCGTGCGCCAGGTGGAAGACCTCGCCAAATGGGACGATCTCGCGGCGTCCATGTTCGAGCATGAGCTGGCGCTGGCGGTGGCCCCGGAGCTGACGCACCGGCGGCAATCGGCGCTCGATTGCGAACGCCGCCTCGAGGGCTTACGCCAGAAAGCCACGCTGATCGACGCGCTGGAGCAAGACAGCGTCGAGGACGATTACGACGCCGACCACTACATCCCCGGCTACATCGCGGCGCGCTACGGCTGGACGCAGTGAAAGAGCAAACCTCCAAAACCAGTTTTGGCTCCGGCGAGATTTCCGAAGACCTCTATGGCCGCTTCGAATACCGGGTGCATCAAACCGGCCTGGCGCTGTGCCGCAATCTGGTGGTCAAGGACGGCGGCGGGCTGACCCGGCGGCCGCCCACCGAATGGGTTAACACCACGGTGGAGAAATCGCGCCTGATCCCGATGCAGATCGGGGCACGCGATGCCTATGTGATCGAGCTCGTCGACGGCCATGCGCGCTTCTACCGCGACACGGCGGCGGTGAAGCTGGGCAATGCCGTCTACCAGGCCAACACCCCCTATGTGGCCGCCGACTTCGACGATCTGTGGTGGCAGCGCGTCGGCAACCTTCTGTGGATCACCCACCCGGCGCGCGGCCTGTGGCAGTTGCGCCGCATCGGTTCGGCGCAATGGCAATCGACCGAATTCGCCTTCCGGGTGCGGCCCTTCGCCGACGAGAACGTCATCAAGAACCACACCATCTCGACCGACAACATTATCGGCAACGTGACGCTGACCGCGCATGGTTTCAACTTCGGCAATTTCGCGGTGGGCGAGCAGATCAAATTCCGCGACGGCGATCAACGGGTGTGGCCGCTGTGGCAACCCGACACCGGTTACGGCTTCGGCGCCTATGTGGTCTACAACAGCCGCCTCTACCGCCAGATGAACAACGCGGCCGGCCTCCTCAACAGCGGCACCTCGCCGCCGGTGCATGAGGATGGCCGGGTCAAGGCCCATGGCAGCGGCTGCACCTGGCTCTTCATCCGGCAGGATTTCGGCATCGCCGAGATCACCGCGGTGGCCCCCGGCGGCGCCACCGCCAGCGCCCTGGTCAAAATTCAAATCCCCGAGGAATTCTCCGACCAGTTCGTGCCCGGCGACTACGACGCCGGCGGCTCGTGGCGCTGGAGCGAGCAGGCCTTCTCCGACCGCAACGGCTGGCCCAGCAAGATCAACCTTCACCAGAACCGCATGTATCTGTGGCGAGGCCCGCGCTTCTGGGCGTCGACCATCTATGACTACACCGATTTCACCACCGGCCAAGGCCCGGACAAGGCGTTTTCCGATCTTCTCGGCTCCTCGACCGGCATGGCCAACGACGTGCAGTGGGTGTCGAGCGGCAAGACCCTGTTCGCGGGGACGTCGGGCGAGGAATATTCGCTGCAAGGCTCCAGCGTGGCGGGCGGCATCAGCGCCCAGACGCTGACCATCAATCCCGCCACCACCAACGGCAACGCCAATGTGCGTCCGGTGCGCGACCGCGCGGCGGTGCTGCACATCAACAAGGACGCGACGCGGCTGCTCGAGACCCTGTACAATTACCAGATCGACGATTTCGACACCGACGACCGCTCGCTGCCGTCGGAACATCTGACGCAGGCGGGCGTCACCCGCATGGCCTTCGCCCGCGATCCGCGCCGGGTGGTGTGGATGATCGACCGCGACGGCCAGCTGATCGGCTTCACCTACAATCCGAAGCAGGAAATCTGGGCCTGGCACCTGCACCCGATGACGGAGTGCAAGGTGCTCGACATTTGCGTCATCCCCAACCATTTGACCGCCCAGGACGATCTCTATCTCAAGACCTGCCGCATGGTGTGCGGCCGCGCCCATTATTTCGTCGAGCGCATGCTGCCCTATTTCGTCAAGGCGCGCGACACCGATCCCACCAAACAGCCCTATCTCGATTGCCAGCGCAGCGTCGAGAAGTGCGGCGTCACCTCGGTGTCGGGCCTCGCCTATCTCAAGGGCGCCTTGGTGGGCGTGGTGAGCGACAAGGGCGACGAAGGCCTGCACACGATCGACGAGCGCGGCTGCATTTCTCTCGATGCGACGCTGGGCGAGCACCGCGACCGGGTGACGGTGGGGTTTCCCATCCGCGCGCACGCGCGGCTGTTGCCGAGCGCCGCGCAGTTTCCGGACGGCGCCGGCGAGGCGCGGCTCCGTGTCATCCGCGAACTGGCCTTGCGCGCCATCGGCCTCGGAAACCTGTTCGTGGGCGATATCTCCGAGCCCGATCTGGCGGAGCGGGTGACGCCGTCGCCGCCGGTGCCGCAGGCGGCGCTGTCGATCGCGTCGACGGTCGACAATGTCCTCGCCGATGTCGATTGGAGCGGCGAAGATTTTCTCGATCTGTGGACCGACGATGCCTTCGCGCTTGAAATCCTCGCCACCGATCGCGTCATCGAAAAGGAGGACCCCTAGATGTGCATGGCGATCGCTGGCGTGCTGGGGGCCGCCGCGTCGGTGGCGCAGGGCGTCATGGGCATGCAGCAGGCGAAGTACAACGCGGCGCTGGCCCGCCAGGAGGCAACGCGCATCCGCACCATGGGCGCGCTCGAAGAAGGCGCGATCCGGCGGCGCAACGATCTCACGTTGGGCCAGCAGGCCGTCGATATCGCCGCGTCGGGGCGGGCCCTGGGGGCCGGTAGTTCGCTCGACCTGGCGTTTTATTCCAGGCTCGAAGGCGAGCGCGATGCGCTGTACGCGCGGGCCGGTTACCAGATGCGCAGCGAAGCCAAGGACAGCGAGGCGCGGCTCTACAAGATGCAAGGCGCTGCCGGCCTGTTCGGTTCGGCACTCTCCGCCGGCGGTCAATTGCTGGGCGCGGTGCGCCCCATTCCGGCGCTGGGCTAGGCCATGCCGGAAATCACCACCATCGGACCGTCGCTCCGCATCCCCGAGGTTCCCAACCTGCCGCGCATGAGCGGGGTGGCGGAAGCGATCGGCGGCGGGCTGTCGGATCTGGCGCATGGCCTCGGCAACGTCATCGAGCTGGCGCGCTCGACCTCGAAACTGGCGCAAGCGGCGGGCGAGGCGCACCGGCAGATGCGCGAGGCCGTGGGCGAGGCCGACACCGACCCCGATACCGATTTCGACGCGGTGGGCGAGCGCTTCGTGGCGCGCACCCAGCAGGTGCGCGAAAACCTGCGCCCGCAGTTGACCGACCCCGGCGAGGCGCAGGCCTTCGACGACGACACGGCGCAGATGCAGCAGGCCTATGCGCGGAGCGTCAAGCGCCGGGCCTTCGAACGCGCCAAACCCACGGCGCGCAGCCAATTGGGCGAGGTGCTGGACGGGCTGTCGCGCGACGCGGCGGATGCCGGCGACGCCGATGCCGAACGCGCCGTCACCAATGTCGCGGCCCGCCATATCGACCGTCATGTGAAATCCGGATGGATCACGCCGGAAGAAGGCGATCAATTGAAGAAGCGCTTCCGGGGCAAGGCGCAGGAAGAATATCTGCGCAAGCAAGCCGAGGCCGATCCGGGGGCGGCGCGCAAGCTGCTCCAGGAGGGCGCCGCGCCAGATATCGATCCGGCGGCGCAGGAACAATTGGACGCGGAGTTCGCCGACAGCGGGCGCTTGCGCGCGGCCTCCAACGACGCCGAATTGCGCAAGGGCCTTGAGGACCTGGTCAAACAGGTGAACGAAGAGGCGCTGCCCAGCGCCGAGCAGGTGGCCGGGCTGCAAAGCATGGCGGAGGCGAGCGGCGATCCCAATGCCATCGCCGCCGCATCGGCCGCCGGGGTGGGGCTGGGTTTCGCGCAGCGCCTGGGGCGCCTGCCGCCGGCCGAGGCCATGGCCAGGCTCGAAGCGTTGCGCACCTCGGATAAAAATTCTCCGGAACGCGACGCGGCGCTGGCCTTCGGCTCCGGCATGGTGAAGCAGATGCAGCAACGCCTGGCCACCGATCCCATCGGCTTCGCCCAGGATCAAGGCCTGGTCGATGCACAACCGCTCGACTGGAATTCCGCCACTCCCGAGGCGATTGCCACCCGGGCCAAGACGGCGCGCATGGTGGCGCAGTTCTACGGGCTGGAAAAGCCGGTGTTCCTGACCGGCAACGAGCGGCAATCCATGGCGCAGGCGTTCAAGGATGCGGCCCCGGACCGCAAGGAAGCCCTGATGCAATCCACCATCACCGGCTTCGGCGCCGAAGACGCGAGCCGCATGTTCCGCGACCTGGGCGGCATCGCTCAAGCCGAAGCGCATCTCGCCGCCCTGGCGGCGTGGGGCGGCGGACGCAAGGATATCGCGGCGCGCGGTTTCGTGGGCCAAAAGGCGCTGGACGATAAAGCCGTGACCTTGCCCGCCGATGCCGAATTGGGCGTCGTCGAAGCCGAGACCATCGGATCGCTGTTCGATGCCAGGCTGTCGCAATCGCGCGCCTCGGTGATCGCGGGGGGGCGGGCCCTTTATGCCGAACGCGCGGTCAATCGCGGCATCGTCGGGCTCGACGCGGCGGAATATGCCAAGGCGCTGAACGAAGCGGCGGGGGCCACGCCACAGGGCGGCGGCATTCACAAGCGCAACGGGCGGCCGGTGATGCTGCCGATGGACATGACGCCCACCCAATTCGATAGCGCGTTGGACACGGTGACCGACGCAGAGCTGGCGGCGGCGGCGGTGGGCAAAAACCCGCCCGCCCATGTGACCTTGACCGGCAAGGTGATGCCGGCCACGGCGGAGGACGTCAAAAAAGCGGTGCTGGTGCAATCGGCCTATGGCCGTTACCGCGTGTCGATGACCGATCCCGCTGCGGGCCCGGCGCAATATCTGGTCGATGCGAAAACCGGCGGTTACTACGAACTCGACATGGGCGATCCGGCGGTGCGCCCCGAAACCGCCGTCTATCAGCCGGGCGCGCGGTATGTGGGCGCCGGGCACTATGTGAAGCGGGTGAAGGTCAAGCCGCCCAAGGATCAATCGCGCGTGCCGGAGCCGCCGCCGGTCGCGCCCACATCGCAGAAAGACCAATCGCGGATTGCGCCGTCGGATGTGGCGGACGTGACACCGGCCAAGGATCAAACCCGCATCCTGCCGATCGAGACGCCGTGATGGATGGGCCGTTCTTCGAAGAGCTGCCGCCGGGCGCGCCGCCGCGCGATGAGGTGAGCTACGGGCCGGACGGTTCGCTGCTCGACAATCTGACCGCCGCCTATTACGCCAGCGCCTATCAGCAGCCGATCACGGCCAAGCGGAATGCGTTGCTGGAGGCCCGCAAGCGGCGGCGTAAACAGATCGAAGAGGCGACCGGGCAAGATTTCGGCAGCGCCATCAAGCCCTACATGGATGCGGCGATCCGCGAGCAAGACCCAGGGCTAAGCCAAGGCCCACCCGATCTCTACCAGCTTGACCGGCTCAACGATGCCAACGAGGAAGAGGCGGTGAAGCGCCTCAAGGCCGACTTGACGGCGCAAGGGCGCGGCCAAAACATCGCCACTGGCGCGGAACTGACGCAACGCGCTCATGAACTGACGCTCGACGCCGCCGCGCAAGAGGCCGACACGGCGCAACGCTCGCCGGGGTTCGGCGCCAGTGTTGCCCGGATGGTGGGCGGCGTGGGCGGTTTCATGACCGATCCCGCATCCTTGTTGATGGCGGGGCTGGGTGCCGCTCCCGAAACCGGCATCGCCGCCACCATGGCGATCGAGGGCGGCTTGGCCGGAGCCACTTCGGTAGCGGCGCTGCCGTTTCAGAACCGCTGGCGCACCGAGCTGGGGCTGGAGCCGCTGTCGGGCAGCGATCAGGCCTCGCAGGTGATCGCCGATACGGTGATCGCTGCTGCGACGGCGGGCGTCATCAAGGGTGCGGCGCGCGGGCTCGGCAAACTGGTGACGCCCCGGCAGGCGGTCGAAGCCTTCGACCGGGCGTTCCCGGAGGGCGATGCGCCGAAACCTCTGAGAGACACCCGCGATGCGCTCGACGGCGTGGCGCAATTGGCCGAGGACAACCCGCTGCCCGAAACCCCCGCCGGCGAGGCCGAGCATGTGCGCCGCACCATCATGGCCGATCAAGCGGTGCGCGGCGGCGAACCGTTGCCGCGTTTCGCCGAGGACCCGCCACCCGGCCTCGACTTGACCACGCCGGTGCGCCAGCAACTGCTCGACGAAGCGGCCTCGGCCAAGCCCAAACGCGTCACCCACGAAAACCCGGACATCGTCGAATTCCTGCGGCGGCGCGGCGGCATCAAGGATACGGGCGGCGAGCTCAAGGCGCGCGATCTGCATCTCTATGGCAGGCTGGCCCGCAAGGGCGGCATCACCCTATCCGATGCCTTGGAGTTGGCACGCGACCATGGCTATCTGCATGACGCGAGCGGGCCCAATCCCTCGAAGCTCACCGAAACCGATCTGCTCGACGCCATCGACCGCAACGAGCGGGGACAGCGGGTCTATCCGTTCAACCAGGATGCCGCCGCGGTGCATGCGGACGAAATGGCGGCCTACACCGCCAATCTCGATCACATTAACAAAACGCTGGACGAAGTGAGCCATGCGGTCACCGACCCCCTGCCCGCTCACGTCAAGCGCCGCGCCGCCGAATTGCGGATGACCGAGCCCGATCTGGCGGCGGCGGATGCGCTTGAACGTTCGATCCTGGAGGACTATCATGCCAACCCCGAGCAAGGACTTCCGGACCTCACCTATGACGACGGCCACGCCATTCCGTTCCCTGACAGTTCCCGAGCTCACGCGGAACGCGGCGGCGCTGGAGCGGGCGGCGGAGGCGGAGGACGATCCGGCCAAGACGGTCTATCTCCGCCAGAAGGCCAGCCAGCTCAAGACGCTGGCGGCGCTGCGCCAGCACCGGACAGCCCAGCCTTAAGCGACGCCGATCCCCTGCCCGATCCGGCCCGTATGGCCGCCGATCTGGAGCAGGTGCCGGAACCCTTGGACCATGCGGCACGGGCCGAGGAAATGGCGGCCTATGAAGACGAGCTGGCGGCCAGGCGGGCCGAGGACCCCGAGGCGATCGATGCCGGGGTGCTGGCGGCGACCGATGGCGAATTCGCCACATTCGACGATCTGATGGCCGATTTCGCCCGTGACCGCGATTTCCTCGAGAGTGTCAAACTATGCCTGACGTGAAACCGCCCACCGGCAACGGCAAGGGCAAGGCCTGCATCGAACGCGCCTTGGCGGCGGGCCTGCTCGACGAAGCCCGGGCCCGCAAGCTGCTGAAAGACATCGCGCGTATTGAAGGCGAACGCTTCGACGCCGAGGGCCCGCTGGGCGGCGCCCGGCAAGCCGGCATCGACGCGCTGGAGCAGGCACAATTCGACGCCGATCTCAGGCGGCGCGCGGCGCTGCAACAGCTGCTGGACCAGGACCGCATCGCCAAGAATCTTAACGCGGCACAGGAGCGCTTGAAGCTCGCGGATCAATTCGGGTTGTTGCGATCGGTGGTGGACGCCACCGGCCAGGGCGAACTGGGTTTCCGGGGCGCTGTCCAGGAAGCGCGGCGCGTCAAGTCGGCGGCGCATCAAACGCTGAACGACGTGTTGTTCCGCTTCCGGCGCAAAAGCTTCGGGCGGGCCCGCGACAAGGCGGGGCTGCTCGATGTGGTCAAGGAAATTTTCGGCGAGACGACGGGCAACGCGGCGGCGCGCGAGATGGCGGCGGCGTGGAAAGAGACGGCGGAGCAGCTTCGGAAACAGTTCAACGCGCTGGGCGGGGCCATTCCGAAACTCTCCAGCTGGATACTGCCGCAGAACCACAACATGCTGAAGGTGCGCAAGGCTAGCTTCGAAGAATGGCATGACGTGATCGCGCCCAAACTCGACCGCGCCAAGATGCTCGATTTCGCCACCGGCAAGCCGATGGGCGATCGGCAGTTCGACGCCCTGCTCAGGGACGTTTACGATGGCATCCGCAGCGGCGGCTGGGATACGCGCGAGCCGAAGAATTTTCAACGCGGCAGCCCGATTGCGAGCCGTCACCGGGAAAGCCGCATTCTGCATTTCGCCGATGCCGAGGGCTGGCTGGCGTATCAGCAAAAGTTCGGCCAGGGCGACGCCTTCGACGCGATGATGGCGCACATCGACGATAGCGCCCGCGAAATTGGCGCGATGCGGGCCATGGGCCCCAATCCGTCCGCGACGGTGACCTTCCTGACGCAACGCGCCTTGAAACAGGCCGCCGCCCTGCCGGGCAATGCGCCGCTCAACCGGGCGGAGAGCAAGACACAAGGGCTGGCAACGCTCTATGACCACTACATCGGCAGCGCCAACCGGCCGGTCAACAGCCGCTGGGCCCGGGGCTTCGTGGCGTTGCGGCAAACCCTGACGGCGGCGCAACTGGGCTCCGCCGTCATCTCGGCCATCACCGACGTGGGCTTCCAGCGGGTGACGGCGAAATACAATGGCCTGCCCTATTGGAAGGTGATGGCGCGGCAGATGGCGCTGCTCAATCCCGCCAGCCATGAAGACCGCAAGCTGGCGGTGCGGCTCGGCTTGATCGCCGAGGAATGGTCGTCGATCGCCGCCACCCAGATGCGCTACAGCGGCGAGCAGCTGTCGGGCGAAATCTCGCGGCGGCTGTCGGACGGCATCCTGCGCGTCTCCGGCCTCGGGGCCTGGACCCAGGCGGGGCGCTGGGCCTTCGGCATGGAGTTCATGGGCCTGCTCGCCGACAACGCCGGCAAAGGCCATGGCGGATTGTCCAAGGAACTGCAACGGGCGCTGAAACACTACAACATCACGGCGGAGGACTGGGACCATATCCGCGCCACCTCGATTTACGCACCGGAAAAAGGCGGGTTCCTGCGCCCCGACGATCTCATGCGCCGCGCCGATCTCGATCCCAAACACGCCGACGAGCTGGCCACCAAACTGCTCGACATGATCCAGAGCGAAACCGAATTCGCGGTGCCCTCGGCCTCGCTGCTCGGCAAGGCCTCGGTGCTGGGCGATGCCAGGCCCGGCAGCATTCCGGGCGAGCTGGTGCGCTCGACCTTGATGTATAAGAATTTCGCGGTCACCTTGATGCACACCCATGTGGCGCGCGCCGCGTCGCAACAGGGGGCGTGGAACAAGCTTGGCTATGCCGCGCATCTGGTGACCGCCACGACGGTGATGGGGGCGCTCGCCATCCAGCTCAAGGAACTGGCCAACGGCAAGGACCCGCGCCCGATGAACTCGCCCAAATTCATGCTGGCGGCGATGCTGCAAGGCGGCGGGCTCGGCTTGTTCGGCGATTTTTTGTTCGCCGCCAACTCCCGCTTCGGCGCCTCGCGCTACGCCGCCGCCGCCGGGCCGGTGGTGGGCTTCGGCGCCGATACCCTCGGCCTCCTGGCGGGCAACACGGTGGAAGCGGTGGGCAGCGGCAAATCGCAGTTCGGGCGCGACGCGGTGAAATATGCGGCGCTCTACACGCCGGGCTCATCGCTGTGGTATCTGCGTTACGCCGCCCAGCGGCTGCTGTTCGACGAAGCCCAGCGCCTGGTCGATCCCAATGCGGAGCTGAGCTTCAAGGGCCGCCGCATTGCCCAAGGCACGAACAGCGGCAACGATTTCTTCGGCGAACCCGGCGGCGGGCTGATCCCGCAACGGGCGCCGGACTTCGGCAACGTGCTGCGGACCTTCAAGGAAGGCCAGCTCGCCAACAAGATCCGCCGCGACGGCGGCGATCCCTATGATCCGGCCTTCGCCGGGTTGAAATCCATCGACGATTACAAGGCGGCGCAGAAGCAGCGCAAGAAGATGCAACGGCTCAACCGCCAGTTCCGCGACAAGGAACGCGGCTTCAAACGCCCCCGGGCCAAGAAACCCGGCCCCGGCAGCGGGGCGATCCAAGTCCCGGGTTGACAAATCGGCTTGCCGTCGCCTAGTCCGGCTTCCGGCGAACACGTTGGCGGCGGGCACCTCAAGGGTGCCGCCTCTCCATGCTGGCCGATGCCGCCGACAACGCCCGCAGCTATCCGACCGACGGAACGGCCACGGATTTCGTGCTGGCCGGGCTGTCGTTCCGTCACATCGACGATCTGGAGGCCAGCTGGCTGGCGAACACGCCGGGGGCCGTGCCGCAGCCGCTGACGCCGTTCTCGGGCTTCACCGTGTCGGGGGCGGCCGAAACCGGGCAGGCCCGGCTCATGGTGTCAGCCGATCCGCCGCTGGCGGCCGGCACCCTTGATGTCAAGCGCCGCACGCCGCCGCGCCAGGAAACCGACTTCAAGCAGTTGCACGGCTACGACAATGTGGCGCTCGACCGGGCCTTCGACGACCAGGCCCGGCAGATCGGCGATCTTGCGGCCACTAATAACGACGTCGCGCAAAGCGTGGTGACGGAGCGGTTGCGCGCGCTTGGCGCCGAGGCCGCGCTCGCCGCCGTCGATCTCGCCCTCGACGGCCGCCTGTCGCTGCTGCTGAGCGTGGTGGGCAACGACATCGACGCGCGCGGCACCCTGGCGGGGCGTGCCGCCTATGACGCCCAGGCGGAGGGCTTTAAATATCTGGCCACCGATCAAACCCCGCCGGTCTACTATATCCGCCAAGGCGCGGCGGGAACGTGGTCGGACCCCTATATCTACGCCTTGCCGGCGGCCAACACCGAAATGGTGTTCGACACCTTCGCCACGGCGCAGGCGGCCTATATTCCCGCCACCTGCGGCGCGGTGCGCATTCTGGGCTATTACACCCGGGGCGACGGCGGCGAGGGCCGCTATACCCGCCTCAACGCGGTTCCCGGCACGGTGAAGCGCCACCACCTGGTGATGAACGGCGGCACCGTGGCGCTGGTCGCCAACGAGCCGATCGGCATTCTCGACGCCAAGCGCTGCGGCCTCAAGGAAGGCGGACCCAGTTTTGACAACTCTGCGATTTTTACCGATCACATTCAATCGTGCCTGGAATTGAACTGCAACGGCTTCTGGCCCAACGGCACCTATTACTTCAATTCGCAGACAATCGTCGATCTGGGTCCTCAAGCCGGGGCCCTGCCGTCGTTCCTAGGCGCGGGGAAGCCAACGGTCATCTTTCGTTTTGCCGACAACCTGCCTTCGCCGAACATGCAGTGGACCAACCTCACCGGGCCACTGGCCAACAGTCAGCGCCCGACTGGCAGCGGCATTATCGGAGGATTTTGGATCATCGGCAAACCTGACCAACTATCAGGTGGCAGGCTGCTACAATTTGGCGAGGTGGGTGAGGTGGCACCGGGGAGTTCCGGGGTCTATTGGAACAGCTTAACTCTGCAAGATATATTCGCGCAAAACAATCTTCAGTCCGCCGATGCGGCGGGAATATCGATCCATGGGTTCACTGTCTGCCTGGTGCAGCGCTGTTCCGCGCGCGGCGCCTCGTCGGGCGGCAACTGGTATGGGCGCGGCTGGGAAATTTCACACACCAACGAGTGCATGTTCGTGAATTGTACTGGCGGCAATAACGCCGTGTCGATAGACTTCACCGAGGGCCGGATTAACGCCAACAAATTCGTCGCTTGCAACATTTCGGTGTGCGAACTCGGAGTTCGCAACCGATCCGATGCGTTCAATTACAACATTTTTGAGGCCTGCTCGTTCGTCGATCTCGATTGGGCGATAGACATTACCAATGGAAGCGGGGGCGGCAAGATAGTCGGCAACATTATCAATCGGCCCTACATGGCGACGATTTCGCAGAGCCGGATCAAGAACCCCACGGCGACCGACGGCAGCTGGGGCGCGCAGGGCACGCGCATCCTGACCCCCGCCGAGGACTGGACCGGCAGGCTGGTGGTGACGCCGGTCACCACGACGCAGCCAGCCCTGGTGGACGACACCTGGTACAACAATCTGAGCGGCCAGGATCAAATCATGGTGCTGAAGCTGGCGGGGCCCGGCACCGGCACGCTGGCGGCCCGGCCGGCGACGCCGTCGGACGGCTTCGCCTATGTGGCCACCGACCAGAACCCGATCGTCTGGTATCGCTACACGGCGGCCGGCGGCTGGGGCGCGGCGCAGCCCTTCGTGCCCGCCGCCATTCTGGGCGTCAACGACATCAAGTTCCGCGGGCCCGCCGATTTCGTCTCGGGCGGCACCGCCACCCGCTTCGGCGACAACTGGCATGGCGAGGGCCCGCTCGAAATCCGCCTGCCCACGGGCTGCTCGATCAAGTGGAAAAACACCAGCGTGCCGGTGGGTGCGAACCGCTCGTGGTTCGTCTACCCGGACGATGGCGGAGGTTAGAAGATGATCGAACGGAAAGCCTTTTTCGCCGCCGTGCGTAAAAACCTGTTCGGCGGCGCGCTTTCGCGCCTGCAGGTCGACGGCATGAGCCGCATTCTCGACGAATGGGAGCGCCGCCAACTCGCCGATCCGCGCTTCCTCGCCTACATGCTGGCGACGGTGTTCTGGGAAACCGCCAAGACGATGCAGCCGATCCGGGAAAGGGGCGGCGAAAAATATCTGCGCTCCAAGAAATACTACCCGTGGGTCGGCGAGGGCCTGGTGCAAACCACATGGGAGGGGAACCACCGGAAGTTCGGCGCGACCGCGCCGGGGCAACTCATGGAGTGGCCGGCCTGCCTGGTGCCGCTGTTCGACGGCATGCTCAAGGGCATGTTCACCACACGCGCCCTCAAGCACTATTTCAACGCCACGGCGGACGATCCCATCGGCGCGCGCAAGATCATCAACGGCACCGACAAGGCGAGGGAGATCGCCAAGATTTATTCCAAGTTCTTGGGCGCCATTACCTCGGCGCTGGTGGCGGGGAAGGCCCGCCAGCCCGCGCCCACGCCCGAGCCCGTTGCGCCCCAAGCCCCAAAGCCGCCGTCGCCCGCAGCGCCGCCCGCCAAAACGGCGGCGGGGCCGGTGGGCGTGGCGGTGGCGGGGGGCGGCGCGCTGGCGGCGGCGTTCAGCGCTTTCAGCGGCCATCCGTGGCTCGTCGCCGGGGCGGCGGCGCTGATCTGCGGCGGCGCCTTCCTCATCTATCGCTCCTGGAGAAAATAACATGCTGGCTCTGATCCTCTTCGCTCTCGTCGCGGTGTCGCTCGTTGTCGCCTTCGGCCCCTGGTTCAAAGGCTGGCGCACCCAAACCTTCGGCGCGTTGACCTCGGCGTGGGCGGGCGGCCTGCCGTTCCTGGCCGAACTCTCGGCCTATCTGAAGGACCTCGACTGGACCCAATATGTATCGGCCAAGGCGGTGCCGGGCGTCATCCTGGCGCTGACCGTCATCTTCATGTGGCTGCGCTACCGCACCACCGGCCCGGTGGGGGTGTCCAAGTGAACCCCATCGTCAAACTGCTGCTCGGCTCACTACTGGGGCCCGTCACGGCGGTGGTCGAAAAATATATCGGCGCCAAGACCGACCGGGCCCGCATCCAGGCCGATCTCGAGGCGGCCTTGATGGCCAACGCCACGCAGATCGAAGCCGAAGCCGCCAAGGTCATCCTGGCGGAGGCGCAAGGCGAAAGCTGGTTGCAGCGCAACTGGCGGCCCGTCGTGGCGCTGACCGCGTTCTTCTCGTGCTGGTTCGTGGTGTTTCCCTACGCCTTCTTCGTGCAGTGGGGCGTTCTCCCGCAGGTGCGTTTCGGCGAGGCCGGCTTGCAATATTTCTTCAGCCTCACCTCGCTGTGCGTCGGCGGCTATGTCGGCGGGCGCTCGCTCGAGAAAATCGCCAAGACGGTATGGGGGAAGTGACATGCCGCGCACCGTCGAAGACGTGATCCGGCTGTGGCCGTTCCTGCTGGCGCTTATGGTGCAAACGGCCGGCGGCTCGTGGTGGGCCTCCGATATCCAGCATCGCGTCGGGCAGCTGGAAAAGGATCAGCCCTCGCTGCTCGATTTGAGCAATCGCGTCACCCGCATCGAAGTTGGCTTCGACCTGGTGCGGGTGCAGTTGACCCGCATCGAAGACAAGATCGACGGCGGCAGCTTGCGCCGCGGCGAGATGAGGTAGCGGCATGGCCTGCGAAGATCTGTGGACGCTGCGCAAGCGCACCGGGCGCGGGCAGTATATCGTCATTCCGCTGCGGCTTCTCGATCCCATCACGGAACAGGATATCGGGCCCTATTCGTTGCAGGCCCGCGACCTCTCGGCGACGGTCACCTACGCGGGCGGCAGTTTCGAGCTGGCGAGTTCGCCGGGCACCGGTTTGACGGTGGTTGGCGCGCCCACGGCGGGCACCCTGGCGATCTCGCTATCGGCGGCGCAGATGCAACTGCTGCCGTTGACCTCGGTCAACGCCGAAACCGTGAGCGTGTGGCTGACCGTCTGGAAGGACGGACGCGACGAGCCGGATGCCGAGGGCGTGTTCGAATTCACCGTGGAGCCCGGGTGATGACGGCGCGCATCGAAGCCCGCGCCGCGATCGCCGCGCGTATCGGCGCGCTCAATCCCAGCAGCCTCAAGATCGGCGCCGTTCTGGAGCGGCGGGCGATCTCGGGCAGCATCCGCAACGGCGCGGCGCCGGCGGCCAACGGCAGCGCCAACGTCTACATTCTGGGCGACGCGGCGGGGACCAACGACTACACCGCGCCTCTCCCCGCCGGGGCGAGTTCCTATCCCGCCACCGCGCTGTGCCTGGTGCGTTTTGCCAACGCCAACACCGGACCGGGGCGGCTGCGCTGGACCGGCCTCGCCTATCTGCCGGTGACCAAGCCCAATGGCGCGGCGCTGGCGGCGGACGATGTCAATCCCAACGTCGACTACCTGTTGCGCCTGGTGAACGGCGCGTCGTTCCGCATCATTCCCGGTTTTCAATAGGAGGCTTCCATGGCCCGTCACCTGCGCCCGCTTCTGCTGCTCGCGCTGCTGCTTGCCGCGCCGGCCCGTGCGGCGGTCAATTACAATTGCGATTTCGTCACCGGCTCCACCTCCACGGCGGTGGGGTTTTCCGGTTGCGCCGAGGAGCTGGCGGCGCTGGGATCGCGCGCCAATGCGCTGTTGACGCTTGCGGGCGGCCCCAATGCCTGGACCGCGACGGCCTCGCCCGCGATCGCGGCGCGGGTTGCCGGCCAGGCCATTCTGTTCACCACGACGGCGGCCAACACCGGGGCGGTGACCCTCAATGAAGGGCCCGGCGTGGCCGGGGTCAAAACCCGCACCGGCGCCGATTTCGCGGCGGGCGAGCTGGCGGCCGCCACCTACATCGCGGTGTGGGATGGCGCGGCCTACCGGGTGCCCTATCCCACCACCGGCGGCGGAGGCGGCGGCGCGGCCTGGGGCGCCATCACCGGCACGATTTCGGCGCAGACCGATTTGCAGACGGCATTGAATGGCAAGGAAGCCACGATCGCGGCGGGAACGTCCGCACAATATTGGCGCGGCGACAAGACCTTCCAGGCCCTCGATAAGGCCGCCGTGGGCCTGGCCAACGTCGACAATACCGCCGATACGGCCAAGCCGGTGTCGACCGCGACGCAGACGGCGTTGAATGGCAAAGAAGCCACGATCACGGCGGGAACGGCGGCGCAATATTGGCGCGGCGACAAGACCTTCCAAACGCTGGACAAGGCCGCCGTGGGGCTGGCCAATGTCGATAACACGGCGGACACGGCCAAGCCGGTTTCGACCGCGACGCAGACGGCGCTGAATGACAAGGTGTCGCTGACCGCCAGCGAAACCGTGACCGGCACCAAGACATTCCAGAATTCCTTCACCGAGTTTGTCAATCCGGCGGGCGGGCTCTCCCTCCTCGCCCGCAATGGCACGGCAAGCCCGGCCAACGGCGCGACGGCGGGCGATATCTCCTATCGCGGCAACGACAGCGCCGCCAACGTCACGGTCTATGGCAAAGTCCGGGGCCGCATGCTGACGGTCACCGATGGCGCGGAAGCCGGGGCCATCGATTTCTATACCCTCGTGGCGGGCGCCGATGGCCTGCGCGGCAGCGTTCAACAGGGGTTACAGTTGGGCGCGCCCACGGGCGGCGACCTTGGCCTCGGCACGCTCAACGCCGACACCGGCATCTCGATCGACAACGTGTCGGTGCTGGCGCGCGCCAGCCACACCGGCACCCAGGCGGCTTCCACCATCACCGGGCTTGCCACCTCGGCCACCACCGACACCACCAATGCCACGAACATTGCCAGCGGCACGCTGGGCGCCGCCAGGCTTCCGGCCTTGGGCTCGGGCGACGTGTCCTGCGCCGCCGCCGGCGGGGCCTGCACTATCGCCAATGGCGCGGTGACGCTGGCCAAGCAGGCGAACCTCGCCGCCAACTCCCTTCAGGGCAACAACACCGGGGCCGCCGCCACGCCGCTGGCGCTGACGCCCACGCAGGTGAAGGCGCTGCTCGCCATCGCCTCGGGCGATGTGTCCGGATTGGGCACGCTGGCCACCGCCTCCTCGGTCAATCTCACCACGCAAGCCACCGGCACCTTGCAGGCCGCCCAGGCCCCGGCCCACACCGGCGATGCCACCTCCTCGGCGGGCTCGTTGGCGCTGACCATTCCCGCCAACACCGTGAGCTACGCCAAGATGCAGGACGTCTCGGCGACGGCGCGCCTCCTGGGCCGGATCACGGCGGGGGCTGGCGATCCCGAGGAACTGACCGGGACGCAGGCGACAACCCTGCTCGATGCCTTCACCTCGGCCCTCAAGGGCGTGGTGCCAGCCTCCGGCGGCGGCACGGCGAACTTCCTGCGCGCCGACGGCACCTGGTCGCTGCCGCCCGGCGCCGGCGGCGGCGAGGCCAACACCGCCTCCAACCAGGGCACCGGCACCGGCTTGTTCTCCTCCAAGGTGGGTGTCGATCTCCAATTCAACACGCTGGCGGGCGAAGGCCTGACGATTTCGGGGCCAACGTCCAATGTGGTGACGCTCAAACCGGCGCTGCGCTACGCCGCCAAGACCGCCAACTACACCGTGGTGGCGGCGGACCGGGGCTATACGATCGATGTCTCGGGCGGCTCGTTCACGCTGTCGACGGCGGCGGCGGCCTCCAGCTTCGGTGACGGCTTCTGGTTCATCGCCAAGAATTCAAACCCGGTGGGCGCTGCCACGGTGGCCTTCGATCCCAACGCCGCCGAGACGGTGGATGGCGTTGCCACCTCGACCGACTATCCAGGGGCCGAGCGCATCTACTACACGGACGGGAGCAATTGGCGCAGCCATGTGATCGACGGCGGCGTGGCGGTGTTCACCGCGTCGGGCAGTTTCACGGTTCCCAACAATGTCACCAAGGTGACGCTGGAGGCGATTGGCGCGGGCGGCGGCGGTGGCGGCGGCGGCGCTGCTGCTGCGGCTGCGGCGCGGCTGGGCGGCACCGGCGGCGGCGGCGGGGCCTTCTGCCGGCTTGAGGTCTATGGCAGCGAGTTGGGC